TCAGTTAAATTCATTCCTCCACAATATCCATTTAGATGTTTTGCACATATTTCTTCCAATTGCCAGCATACAGGTCCCATGGTGTACTTAATACGTTGTGGGATAGAACATACCATTCTTGGTTTTCCATCTGCTGGTTGCAATTCTGCTTTCACAATTGCTTCATAATGAGTTGTTAGAATTCTTTGCTGTTCCTCGATTGAGTAAAGCAGATGAAACATACCGTCATTTTTATAGTATGTTCTAATTGGTGTAATTGCTCTTTGTTTTGGTGCTGACAAGTGTGAAAACCATTGGGCCTCATCGTATGAAAAGTTATCTAAATAGGGACCCAATTCGTTTTCTATTCTATTGATTGCATACTGTAGGAATTGTTTGGTAACCTTTGATGATGGTACAGGTGCAGTTTTCATCTGTCGTTTCGCTGCTGCAAACAAGGTTTGTTTATTCTTGCCATACATCATAATGTCCTTGTTGTGATTTAGGATGCCTGTACCTAATATCTTAACAAAGCCAGTTTTGGGTGGGGTGTCGTCTTGTATTTCTCTAACTTTAATATTATTAATGGTATCCATGTAGGCTTTGTGTATTCCTAATGTTTTGATGTACTCATAGTGGTCTTGGTTTGTTGTTCTTGATAGCTGAGCTAGTTGTTTATCCTTAATCTGTATAAGTAATCGGGGGAATCCTATGAGTCTATCAAAGGTTGTGTCAGTTTCTATAAGACACCCTAGTTTTGTGTATTCCCTCAGTATGCTAATGTCATCTTCTTCCAACGTGGATTTCGGTATGGACTGTAAAAATGGATGTAGTGATTTATGAAGTTGTTGTGGATTGGTATAGTATGCTACATTATTTGGTTTAGCATGTTCTTCTATGTTATCAGATAGGTAAGTGAAGTCGAATTTTTGGAAAAGAGGGTGCACAGCACCCTGATTATTTAAATGTTCCTTGATGGGATGCTTAGCATCCCAATTTAATATTGGTTTAGTGGGCGGGTTTAAAAACCCGCACTGAGATTAGCCTCCTCATTGATAGTAGGAGGCATTTTTCTGAATAGACTTGTGATATACGCCTTTAGTTT